ATTTTTATCCCGAATCCGGGAGTGATCTATTGGGCACTGACATTAGTGTCCCATCAATACCAAACACTCCTAATGTTCCCGGTCCATGGGAACAAATTCGAACTAATGCTGATAACATGCTAGGCCCTTCCTTGGCCAACCAAGTTGTTGATCATGTAGAGCGCATTGCTCTCTTCGCTTACAAGTTGAGCGGAGATGTAACTTTTGAGCAAGCGCTTGCTACTTGTGGTATGTACCTCAAGTTCTATGTGAGCGGAAGTGTTCTTTTTACCGTCTACGATTATATCAAATCTTTTTGTGACGGCGATCTAGGTATCACATCCACAATAGCTGAGAAGTTTTCAGCAGAAGCCCTTTCACCAGAAGCAGGCGGCCTCATGCCAGTCATCTGGGATGGTCTTCATCATAATAAATTTGCACAACGCATAGCCTATATCATTGGCACCGTTAGCGCGGTTGCAGCGTGTAAAATAAATGATGTTGAAGTTAACCATTCCCTTATTGATTCATTTGTTAAAGCCCGTTCAAGTGAAAAAATCAATGCTGTCGATCTGATCGACGCACTGGTGGAATCTTTCCATTGGGCATCCACTGTAGGCATACAGTGCATCAGGGAGCGATCCTTGAAACCTATGCAACTGACATCCAACACCTTGTACAAAATCCAGGCCAGGTATGTCTATTGGTACAGTCGCCGTGAGGAGATTTTCTCTCCCCGAAAGATTGATGGAACATATCAGTTGCGAGCTGACATGTTCGAAGAGTTGAAAACAATGATTGCTGAATGCAATTCCATATTGAAATATAAGAATGGGGGTTCGACTGCTGTGTTAGCTAACACGGTGGTTAAGCCTTTAATCGATTTCTATCAGGAATGTCGCAGACGAGATGCAAATGTTGACTTCGTTGAATCCGCTCAGGGTTATCTTCTTTATGGAGCCCCTGGAGTTGGAAAATCATCTATGATTCCGCACATTGGAACGTGTGTTGCCCTTGGATTAGGGAAACATTACGATAAGAAACAGTGTGCCACTATCAACCTTTCAGATGCTTTTCAGGACAAAGTCACGTGTGAAACGGAAACTATCCACGTTGACGAAATCTCACCAACTAGAAGTGAATTTAATACAGTCGTCAATTCTACAGTAAATCTCAGCCTCAGTCTGGTCGGAAACACTCCGTACCAGCCGGTTAGGTCCGATCTTGACAGCAAATCCAGCGTAGTTGCAAGACATTATTTAACTACGATGGCATCCAACACTGAAACTCCTTTGATGAAGTTGATGTCCGATCCAGAAGCCTTCTTTCGAAGGTATCCTGTGATTTGGGTACGTCTCAAAGAGGAGTACAAGACTTCTAAGGGCCGTCTCAATGACGATCACCCTGATTTCCAGGACAGTGAATACCCTGATGCATGGATTTTTGATGTCTATGAGATTTTACTTGATCCAAGTGGGAAGAAAATGCGCCACTATTTTAAGTTTAAGGACTTGAATGGTAGACTGCGTACTACCCAAGATATTGGAATTCGCGATTTCGAAGAATTTTTGATTCGTCGATCTGAAGCTCATGCTAAGAAAGAACGATTGAAATTGCTTCGTAACATGGAGAAAGCTGATTATAAGCCTTGTCTTGTATGTAAGAGTTTAACGACTTGCAAATGCGAGACCAACAGCTTGTGCAGCTTCACACAGCCATTACCCGTTTTGAATGATGACGAAATGTCCATTCTCGGTCGTACTGTTGTGACATCTCCTTCCTGGGTTGCTCCTGAGCCAAAAACATTTGTCAACCCTTTCGGTCCTTCCATCATAGGACCACAAACCCCAATCTTCGGTGTGAAACCTGAGGCTGGTCTTAGTGATACATTGTTACGCATGACTTATAAGAGTGCGATACAGTCTGTGTCCAGATGGACCCGTCCAATTTCTTGGTTGAACGATTTTCTTCGATTAGATTGTGCCCTTGCAGGCATGGCTGATGGAGAACTTCTCAAGGAATTAAATCATGTGACAGACTGGATGATGTGTCATGCATTGGCTGCTGTGCCCGAAAAGGTCAGTCAACATCGCTTTTTCCAATACTTTCGGAATAAGCTGATGTGGTGCGTGGCAGGACAAGATCAACAGATAGTTCCTCCTGGAGTAATGTTCAAGAGAGCTGTTCTTGTTGGTTCCATCACTGCCAGCTTCACCTTTGCCGCACTTAGTCGCAATATGGAGACACTTGTTGTTTTTCACTTGACTGCACTTGGCAGGTACTTTCATTCTTTTCTTAGAGAGAGTTACCGCAAGCG